AACAGTTTACTTGATTTTACTAATGATTTAAAGATTGATTATGTAGGAGAACACTTAGTTAAAGTCTTATCCTATTCTGAAGCTTGTAAGATTTTTATTAAATCAAGCTATCCAACCCCATGTAATATCTCAAATATAGAAATTCTAGGTAACTTTAGATCTAGAAACACTAGTGTTGAATAAGGAGTACCTATGTCTTGCTATAGTTATACATCTAATAATCCTGTGATACTTACTAATATTGAGTATATACATACTATAATTAATAGTAATTTAAATTACAGTTATAATTCTATTGCTTGGATCTGTGAATTTCCAGTAAACTCACAACTTAAAGTTTTTACAAAGGAAAGTTCATTAGATCCAGAAGTTTTATTAGTAGAAAATACCCACTATACTGTAAATACATCTACCAATAATATTACATTTCCTTTTAGTCTTAAACTTGGTAGTCAATTAATTATTAGACGTAAAACTCCTGTAGATAAAATGTTATATAGTTTTACTGATGGTGCAAAGCTAACAGCAACTCAATTAAACCAATCTTTTAATCAATTACTTTTTGGAATACAAGATAGCATCTTTACTAGTAGTACTCAAAATTTTTACTATACTGTATCTACTGTTGTTCCTTCTTGGGCAGGCGGCACTACCTATGCCCTTAATGCTATAGTATCACACGTAGCAGGAGGATCAACAGCACTCTATAAGTGTATAGCAGCTGGTCTATCTACTGTAGCACCTAATACTGCTACTGCAACTTGGACTGTCATTAATCCATCCTCTAGTGGTTTTATTATTACAGGAGGACCTACTGTTGTTAATTTTGATTTTACTAGTTTAGGTGTAGGTAAGGCAATTGTATGGGATGGGGGTAAATTTGTTAGTTCTGTCTTTACAGGAGCCTTTGCATCACTTACTGGTGTTAGTGTAGCTAGTCCAGCTCCTGGAGATATACTAAGATACAATGGAACAAATTGGGCTAATGCTGCTCCTTCTGTAACTATTACAGCCGCTAATCCAGTATTTAGTGGTAGAACTTTTTATGCTAATGGTTTGAATACTAGTTATAATAGTGGTGGTTCTGGTATATCAGCTCCAGGTTCTGGTATATTATCTGAATTTAAAAATGGAAGTGATCAGTGGGTCCTTACTGATCCAATTACATCCTATAGAATACTTCAAAAAACACTTCCATCGCCAAACGTATCTGGTACAAATATACCAGAATCTTTCTTTTCTACTGTTAACAGTCAGTTAGTAGGGTTAGCTGCTAATGTTACTAACCCAGTTAAAGTTAAGTTTCATTGGGATTTATCTTATGGTGTTATACAACAAACAGATTATATAACACAACAAGGTTTAATGAATCCAGCAACAGCACTATGGGATAGTCCAGAAGAACTATATTCAGCTACGGGTTATGGCATTGCCGTTACTACCCTAAGAAAACATGGTGTTCAAGTAAGTGATGGTGCTGGTGGTGGTGAAAGAAAATATTACTCATCTCCTTATTTTTCTTATAATACAGCTGCTGATGGTACAGATTTAAGTTATAATTCTAAAGTTAAAGGATATGGGATTAAAACTTTTTATTTAAGTATTCCAGGTAGTTCTACATCTTGTTTATCTGAGATTCCTGAAATGGAATCTGTTTCAGTGTATTTTAGATCTCCAGGTACAATAGCATTAAATGATCTTGTTATTTCTTTAAATGCTATTGGTGATGAAGTAGTATCAACATACCGAGATTACTATTTATTAGGATTACGAGATATGGCTTTTGCTAGTTCTCGTCCCATTACTAGTGTTGTTTCTACTGTTAAAGATAGGGATGCTGTATCTAGATTAAAAAAAGGTTATTTAATTAGTGCTGAATATACAGGTCTAGAAAATTATACATTTAAAAGATTGGAAGATTCTAGTGATGGTGGTTCTAATTGCCTATGGAAAATTCCTAAACAAATTATTTATTACAATAAAGCAGCACTTGCTTTAGCAAATAAAGACACAGTTTCTTTAAATACTTCAGGAAGTTTTGCAAAAAATACTGTAAGATTTGCAGGTTATTCTAAATGTTTAGGACCTTTAGGTGCAACCAATGCAAACTCTACTGTTATGGTTAGTGGTATGGGTAATTACTATAAAGCTGATGCTGTTTGGTCTGATTGGTGTGCAAGTTGGATTACAGATGGTAGTCCTGATAATGATACATATAGGTTTAATGAAGCTGACATTGATTGGATTACACAAGCCGTAACCACAGCAACAACTAGTCTTAATTTATTTAGGATTTTTGGACAAGTTCCTCCTTACAGTTATACTGCTCCATCAAGTTTTGCTTATACTGCAAGTAATCATTGGTTTCCTTGGCATTTTAGACCAAATGATATTAAAAATTCAAACGGAGTAATTGATGGTTTAATTGGAACTCATTTGCTTAATATAGATTCTAATTGTTTATTTTCAGATGCAATAAACTTTATGCCAGATCCTACAGATGAGTATGTTTATAGAATTGTTACTAAATCAGGTTTATTACCTTATTTTAAAACATCTGGTAACCCATCTTTAAAGACTTCTATTATTTTAGAGTATGGATTTACAGATCATAATTTTAGTAATGCAACAAATCTTTTAAGTGATAAAAATACTATTTTTAAAAGTGGTATGATAACAGCTAGACAAGCTCGTTCTTTATCTAGGTTTAATAAATCAAATACACGTGTTTATGTTAAACATGAAACAGTAGAATCAACTGCTGGATCTGATAGATATGTTATTACATTGGGTATTCAAGTACCTAGATTAAAATCTATTGGTTATTCTAAAGTATTTAGAGCAATCTATAATACTTCACCTAGTTATCCTACACAAACCTCAACTGTAGGAGCTTTTGTAGCGGATACAGAAATTGATTCAGGTCCTTGGAATTTTGGTGATATAGATTCTGATTTTTCTGGTACTGGCGGTACTATAGAAACATTTAGTAATGCGGATGGTTGGAGTACTAATATTGTAGTTCCAACTTCGGGTACTCAAAATTCTCTAGAAGGTTTTCCTTCTACTTATCCAACTAAACCAGATACACAATTAATTTCAGGCCGTAATGAATGTGCTGTTAAGTTTACTAGATTAGGGTTACCTACTAATCTATGGATTCGTTTATCTGTTTTGAATACAGATGGGTCTTTAGCTTTATTAGATTCTGTTGGTATGGATATAAGTACTAACGAATAACAGGAGAATTACAATGGAAAAAAAGAATGATTTTGATAGGCTTTTACAAATTGTACAACTCCTAGTTATCCTAGCTGGTGTTGGTGGTTTTTTTATTGAGATAGGTAAGACTACATCAATACTAAGTAGAACCACTAATGATATATCTGAGTTAAAACTTATTGTTCAAGATTTATTAAAAGCCCAAATACAAGTGTCTTCTACAGATGCAAGGCATAGTGCCCTGCTCGAAGACCTAAAGCAAAGAGTTTTAGAATTAGAAAGAAGGAAACCATGAATAATCGTAATACAACTATGGCAGGTATCGGTGCAATTATCGTAGCTATTGGTAGCGTTTTTGTAACTATGTTTGATGCAGACCCAGCAACCGTAGTAGATTTTGGTTCAGCTATTGCAGCTATTATTGCTGGAGTTGGATTGATTTTTGCTAAGGATGCCAAACCCCCGACTACTCCAAATGTTTGATAGAATTTTAATGCAAATTGCAGTAGGATTATTTGATGTTTTACTTAAAAAAATTGAAGCAGGTAAAATGGCTGTCGATGCTGATGTTGATGTTGAGCGTTTGCGTCGTGCTGGTTCTAGGATTGATGAGTGGTTGCGGAAGCAGGACAGTCTTTATCCCAGACGAGAGTCCGATTCGGATAGGCCCTAATGCTAGAGTCTATGTATATACCCTACAACAAGGTCAATGGTTCCTCAGTAACAATACTGTAACCATTCCCGAAGGTTGGTACTGTGTACCCCCTTCCTATGTAAAAGACACTAGACCCCTAGGAGAAATAAAATGAAAGAAAAGTTAAATGAAATGCAAGAGAAGTTATTGGACTGCTTAATCAGCGATCTCAGTGACCCAGACCGTAGAACCCCTGGTCTTTATACCGTAGTACGAGGTATCCTCAGCGACCACAAGGATAAGGTTAATACCATTCCAAACGAAGCTATTGAGGCTGTAGAGGCCGCTATGAAGGACTCAGTTCCCTTTAAGATTAAGAAAGCAGCTTATTAATGAAAGTTCCCCAAGAAGTAATCAATGATTTTAGAAACCATTTGTATTTTTGCTTTAAGCATCTAGGACTTGGGGAACCCACTAAGATACAGTATGAATTAGCCAGAGAGATCCAAGAAGGGCAGTCAGATGCCATCATAGCCGCAGGACGCGGTACGGGTAAGTCTACCATCACAGCTTGCCTAGCGAGCTGGGAGTGGCTTAGGGACCCTAATTTAACCTTCCTAGTATTATCAAATACCCAGGGTAAAGCTATCGATTTTGTCTCTCAGGCTAGAAAGATCCTATCTGTAGTCCCTTATTGTCACTATATGATACCTCGGGACGAGGATAAAGACAATGCACTTGGTTTTAACCTAGCGGTTAGAACCAAGTTTACACAAGATCTAAACTGTGCTGCTAGAGGCATCACAGGTCAGATCACAGGTTTACACGCTGACCGTGTAGTCCTAGACGATATTGAAATCTCGGGTAAGAATGAAACCCCAGTTGGTAAAGAAGCTTTACTTAAGAAGTTAGCAGAACTAGAAAGTATTAGGAATAAGAACTCTAGAGTAATCTTCTTAGGTACACCCCATTATCAAGACTCTATTTACAATACTCTAAAAGAATCCTATCCCATGATTAAGTATCCTGCAGAGATGCCAGATACCTCTCTTCCCTATGAGGTAGAGGACGTGGCTCCTTGGGTCCTAGGATTGGATCTGGAGGCAGGGGAGGCAACACAGCCCGAACGGTTCAACAAGGACGAGCTTGGCTCCAGACGGGCTAAAATCGGCCCTAGCCACTATGCCCTGCAGTACAAGCTGGTAACATCCCTAGCCGATGCGGATAGATACCCATTAAAGCTTAGGGATCTAATAGTCATGGATCTAGATCCTGAGCTTGGTCCAGATAAGATAATCTGGCAAGGGCAGAATCCAATGAGAGATGTTCCTAGCTTTGGTATGACTGGTGATCACATATGTGATCCTATGTTTATTAGTAACAAATATATTAAATATCAACATAGTCACCTATGTATAGATCCCAGCGGCAGAGGAACTGATGAGACAGGCATATGTATTTCCTCTGTCTTAAGTGGAGTTATCTTTGTCCATGAGTTACTGGGTATCCAAGGTGGGTATGATGATCATGTCTTAGCTAAGATTGCTAAGTTAGTAAATGAATACCATATTCCTTTAGTTAGAGTAGAATCTAATTTTGGTGATGGATTATTTACTAAAGTCCTTACTCCTTATTTAATAAATCATTGTGGTAAGGTTGGTATAGAAGAATATAGAGTTAAAGGTCAAAAAGAATTAAGAATTATTTCAACCTTAGAACCTGTAATCTCTATGCATAGATTAGTCGTAGCTAGAAAAGCTATGAAAGATCAAACAAATCAAATACAATTAACTAGATTACATTCTGGTCGTGGTGCTTTAAAGCATGACGATAGAGTAGACGTTCTTGCAGCAGCTGTAGAATTCTATAAGTCACATATGGCCTTAGATACAGAGAGGGCTTCTGAAGACATTAAAGATAAAGAGTGGAAGAAAAGAATTCATGACTGGGCTAATAATTTTAGGGCTGGTGACTATGCCCCAACTAGTGGTGCTACAAAGGTTGTTGCAACTAATCAAAAACAAAAATCAAAAAGAAACCAATGGGGTTGGTAAGGAGTTAATTAATGGACCCAATGACAATTATTGCAATTGGTGGAGCTATTGCTGGTGGAGCAAGTACTATCTTTGGTGGTAGAGCTTCAGCAGCAGCCGCAAGAACACAAAATGAACAAGCAATGCGTAACTGGTACGCAGCTAATACACAAAAAACATTTAATAATTCTAGAGAACAATTCCAAGCTGCTTATCAATTTACACAGCAACTAAAAAGAAACTCTGCTATTGTAGAAGCTGCATATCAATACCAAAGAGAAGGTAGTGAGAATATTTCAAATAAATCTAACCTAGCTCAACTAGAGTTATCTAGAGATTTACAAAGTCAACAGGGTTTGTTAAATGATAATGTTGCTAATCGTGGTTTAATTGCTAAAAGCGGTACAAGTAATCTTATTGCTGCAGCTCAAGCTTTTCAAGCTTTAAGAAGTGCTTCTATTTTACAACAAAATAAGAAAATTGAACTTGAAAATCTTAATAAACAATTTAAGGGAATGATGTCTCAGCAAACAGAAAATATCTTTATGCCTAATATTCAAGGTTATGACGAAGCACCACTGCTTGGTAGTACCGATAGTACAGGAACAGATATTGCTGGAGCACTGCAGATTGGTGCTGGTATTGCTGGTGCGGTGTACGGAGGAATGGGTGATTCACCTTCAACTACTACTCCTAGAACCACTACTACCACTACTCCTAGAATTCAAAGTTCGGGTACTCCTTTACGTGCTTCAGTTATTACCACACCAAGAGCACCAAGTACCATACCATTCTACTTAAGACGATAAGGATCACATATGCCACCAAATAATGCTTTTAATCCCCAACAAAATAAATTTCCTAGTATTGAAACTGTAGCCGCCCCTACTCCACTATATAAGGATTCAAAGTTTGCTGGAGGGGGTTATCAAGTTGGTGACCCAGTAAAGCAAATTGGCAGGACAGCAGACGAACAAAACTATATTAACCTAGCTGAAATTGCTGCTGGTACATCTAAATCGTTAGATACTTTTGGTAGTATTGCTAGTGCTGTAGATAAAAGTAAAATTGAACGGGCTGGGATTGAGTGGGAAAAGATTAACCAAAACGAAGACTATAATCTTGAGCAAAAACAAAAACAACTAGAAGAAATATTTAAAAACACTAATACACCAATATTAGGCTCTAATTGGAAAGATCAATTACAAATTCAAGCAGATAAGAATTGGAATTCCAAAGAAGCAAGGGATCAATTTGAGCAAGCAAGATATACTGAAGAATTTGCTAAGTATATAACAGAACATCCAGGATTAATTCAAACACCCAAGGTACTCAAAGAGTTTGATAAAACCTATGAAAAAAAATACCCAAGTTCTAGTTCAAATACATGGTTTATTTTAAAAAAAAGTGGTAATACCACACAAGATGCAGAAAATGAAATTAAAACCGCTATTACTAATTTACCGTCAAAAGTAAATAAAGCTTTTCCTTTGCCTACTTCAGATCAAGTAAACGCAGTATTACAAGATCCCAATAGTGAAGTTTCAGCGGGTATTAGGAAAAAAAATCCATTTTTCTTTGAAAACATAGATAACGCTCGTACAATGAATTTCAGGGATTTTAATGATCATGTATATACAGCTATGGTAGGTAACCTAAGCAGTTTTATAGGAGATATATCAGTATATACGGAAGAAATACAACAAGCTATGTTAGAAGAATTACCTAATATTGCTACTGGAGTAGCTGACAACATATATAAACTTACAAACGATTATGCATTAAAAGAAAATGAAAGAATAGCTTATGAAAACCAAAGGGAAACTCTTCTGGCGTTTAAAGCTACTCCAACT